TGCCTCCTCAATCTCCATCAATTGGCAGGCGCACTTGGACCTGCGAGGTGCGCCTCTTTGCTATATCAGCAATGTAGTTAAAATTAAGTTCCAGCCCGATTGATTCCCGCCCTAACCGAATTGCCACTCTCTCAACTGTTCCTGAACCAGCGAACGGGTCAAATATAATATCGCCCGGCTTACTACCCGCCAGGATGCAAGGCTCCACAAGTTTTTCGGGCATCACGGCAAAATGCGCAAATGCTGTTGGTTGTGTTGAAATTGTCCAAACCGATCGTTTATTACGGGCGGGTAAGCCTTCAGGGTGATTGTCTCGGTATCTGTCGTTGAATCCGGTATAGGTTGAGTTGCCTGTGTTATCTTGCTTACGACTTGATTGAATATCAGCCCCATGATGCTGGTTATCTGGAAGCTGGTCTTTCGTTTTGAAACCGCGCCTTTTACTCAACCATCTGTCGCCCATTTTATCAGTATGCACAGATCCATTTCCGTCAGGGCTTATATTTACCCGGTCGCAATTCCAGCCGTAATTGATACGATCAATACTTGTTTTACTAGCCGGCTCAAATATTGCCTCGTTATCGTAATAATACCGCGCGGATTTTGTCAGCAGAAACACATATTCATGGGATCGGGTTGGTCGGTCTTTAACCGATTCCGGCATTGGATTGGGTTTTTGCCAAATAATATCTGACCTCAAATACCATCCATCTTCCTGCAATGCAAAAGCGACCCGCCATGGAATGCCCAAAAGCTGTTTATTATATTTACCTCTTTTGTGTCCTACGGCAGGGCGCATATCCAACGGTCTTGTATCAATTGCATTAGGACCTTGCGTAAATCCGGCATAGGATAATCCCATTCCGCTGCCACCATAGCTGTCGCCGAGGTTTAACCATGCAACACCATTATCTTTCAGCACTCGCTTGACCTCACGAAATACCTGAACCATGTTTGCCACGTACTCATCGGGTGTTGATTCTAGTCCAAGTTGGCCAGAAACTCCATAATTTCTCAACCCATAATAAGGCGGAGACGTAACGACGCATTGCACGCCACGATCTGCCAACGGGATATGAAGGGCATTACCCTGAATAATCATCCTGTACCTCCTTTCCTAGTTANGCNTNNTCAATCTCAATCCATACNCCNGGTGATTNTCTCGTNANCGNCTTGACAATNTGCAGGTCAACCACCTGAGTGTCATCCTGCCAGGCGATNCCATTCAGCGAGTCTAGGACAGCCTTAGAAAGATTGTCGCTGTCGCGCCGCCTGCGNTCTTTCAGCAGGAATAACAGAGTTACCTTCACATGACCCTTATGAAATTCTACGCCATTCTGCTCAGCGAAATAGCCAATCGTTGACTGCCAGGCGGTAATGCGCGGGTCGGTATAACCGCCAGTTCTGGAATAGCGGAATGATTGTTTTGGAACCGGGTCGCCTGGCACAAAGAATTTCATGGCTCCGCCTAAAATTTTTGATCGAGTCTATAAAGTAGAATGTTATCCAGCGTGCAGACAAATTTATATGTCTCATATTCTATTATAGTGAAGTTACCGAGGTCGAGGTCCGTTGTTGATGGAAAATTAAATTCTGGCTGGGATGGAATATGTATTTCGGGTAAAAATCGATCGCGGCGTATTAGTCTTGGCTCTTTACCGCCAAGCAAGAGAACAAAATGCTCCGCTTTCTCGCTCATGACATCACCGCCATTCCGACAACGACGCCAGCCAGAAACACGATGATAAATAGCATGCTGGCGGCCGCGATTTCAAGTTGGCTCGTCTCATCGTGTAATTTTTCGTTCAGCTTCTTGATGGTATCATCACGGTCGGCGAGATCGTTTTCGAGTTCGTCAATCCGTTTTTTCATGTTTAATACACTAGCGCCAACCTCGCCATTGGTACAAATAGTCTCGTACTCGCAAAATGATCTAATTAATTGTTCGTTTTCCTCCTTCAGCTTGTGGATAGTGTCATCATGAAGGTCAATCTTTTTATTTAATTCTATAATTTTTTCATGAAGCATGGTATTTTCCACAATCATAGCGCGCGCGTTGTTTTCAGTATCCCTATATTGATTGTACATTTCTTCAAGTTGTTCATCTCGGCGGGCAAGTTCGACTCTAAGCATTTCTTCAATTGGAAACTCAACTCTAAACATGTCCTGATCTGCCCACACAAAGCTACCCATTTCGTCAGACAGGTACACATTTCCGTTCTCATCAATCAAAAAGCATTCCATATCCATCCACATCAGGCTTTTCGCCCATTCAAAGTTTTGAGCGATCTGTTCTATGTCTGGTATATCGCCGTTTTTTAGCAAAACCCTAAAATGTACTGTGTCATTATTCATTTTTCCTCCAATCTCCCCACGGGGAATTTTCGTCAATTACAAATCCAAGCTCTTTTGCCAGATCTTCTTCATAGTTTGCATGGATATAATGATGTGGCATTCTGCCAACTTTACGATAGTAATCTATTTCCTTTTTGAGGCATTTCTCGCACAGAAATATCTCATCGGGTGGTTTTGTGTCGCCATAAGACCCGAAATTTACATACCAATCAGCGGTTTTAGATATAAATTTACCACAATGATCACACCGAATATTATGATAATATCTTGTCATTTTATCCTCCATTTTCAATAGAATCGGACGTTTTAATAATCATTAAATTGTGTTCTCTTCGTATTTTCCGCAGGCAGGGTATTTACCCCGCCAATCAGTTGCCTCGCTACGCGAGATACCAAATAGTTCACACTTGTAAAAAACTCTTTTGCCGTGACGGTAACTAAAAAAATGCTTGCAATTCTTGCATGTTTTGCCTGGTTCGCCTCTGCCATAACGCTTGAACATCGTTATAACACGCTGAGGTATAACCTCATCATTAGCATGGTCAGCTTGCCATTCAGGAAATAGGGTCATCACAATCTCCAATATAATTCGTTCATTTCTTACCTTATCTATCCAGCAGTTTCCTGGTCGTGCGGGGATCGGCTCTCTGACATTTTATTGAGCGCCTGGTCTGCAATCTGCATTATGCGCTCGGCGGCTTTTTCCGCGCCGTCATTGCCAAACAGAATCGAACCTGTGTCCACGCCGTCCTCAACAAGCGCCTTGACAACCGCCATATATCTCTCGTTGATCGTGCTCAGTTGTTCAACCTGGTTGCGCAGCAACTTGTTTTCCTCTTCTAGCTTTTGGATAACACCATCACGCTGGGCAATCTTTTTGTTCAATTCTATAATTCTTTCATTCAGCATGGCACTTTCCATAGTCATAGCACGCACGGTTTTTTCATATTGATTGTGCTTTGATTCAATCGCTCCAAAGATTGCTTCAACCTCATCCGCGGTAAATGTTTCATCATCGCCGGTCAGCCTGCATTTCTTGTTCGCAGCCTCCAAATGGTCGTACCAGTACAATTCGTTCATTTTTCCTCCTCCTTTTTAGTTGGCGGCTAAGGAATCACGATTATAATAATCATGATTAGTGTTTTTAACGGAATACTCGGTTTTAATATCCATTAAAACAATCCATTTCACTGAATCAATAATCTTTTTTCGCCTCCTTGTCTTCAGTATCTAAAAGATTGTGATAGGAAACAAGCGCCGAGCTAAATTCATTCGGGTTTACTTCTGCAAGCTCGTGAGCTAATATTTTTGCAACATTCTGCCACTTTGACAGCCACATTTTCAAGTCTCGAATGATTGCTTCAAGCCCCTCGATTTTAACAGGGTCATGAACTCGTTTATTCCAGTCCTCAGCTACAATATCTTTTACATTTCCCGTATCATTAAAGAACATTCGGGTTTTGGTCGATGCTTGACAATGATTACATTCCACCCAATAATACATTCCATCAACCATTATCTCGACATCACTTGACCCGCAAAACGGGCATGGTTTCAATTTGCTCATTTTTTCACCCTCTCTATACCTGTTTTAATATCTTTTACAACATTCTCTGTCGCTGAAACATCAGAATTTGACGGTTCTGGCTTATTTTCCCGTATTCCACCTTTTGCATCCATGCTGATTTCGACATCCAAAAGAGTACCATCGTAAATATGCTCCGTATATTCATAAACACGCTTTATCAGGTCAAAAGAATATTCAGGAATAGAGCCTACTCCAATTTTTGCCTTGCCATTTGTATCATAAGTCGTTGAATTGACAATCGAATAAATCAATTTCTCGACACTCTTTGCGTACTCATTCCATATCCACCAAATGAACCGTTGTTCAGCCAACTCTTTGAAGCGGAGCGTATGCAGTTCAAGACGAAGTCTGCGATTTTCTTCTCGCAATTCCTCTGGAGTCTTGTTTATCTCTATCATTTTTCCTCCTCTGGCGGTAATGGTCGAGGCATCCAATGGGTAACGCCATCATCATCATCCGCCCAAATCAACTCGCTTTGCCACCTGCATAGTTCATCTATCATAATATCTCCGCGTTCGTCGAATACAAGCACCTCAACACCGATATCCGGCAACCTCTCTGACACCGGAATCCACCTGCGCTCATTCTGAAGACGCTCAATCTCATCAAGCAGACATTGAACATACGCAGGATCACTATCTTTGTACCGTTTCCGTAATTGTTCGTGCAACTCTTTGCTGTATTTCATTTTTCCTCCGGTGGTTCTGGGTATTTCCAACTTTCAAAATGATCTGGATATAGTGAAAGGTAATAAGTGGTAACAACCGAGTATTCTGAGCCACAGTCGGGGGCGTATTTTGGGTTATATTTTACAAATACCGAATTTGTCATTCCGTTTTCTTCAACAATTTCCGGTAATTTCTCTGATACTGGAATCCACCGTGCTTGTTCATATAATCGCTCAATTTCATCAAGCAGAGCTTGTGCAATTTCAGCGATGTTATACTGCTTAAAATAGCCACCCTCGTTTATCACAAACATATCTTTTACGTCTTTGTTTCTCCTAACTACATCATGTAACTCTTTGCTGTATTTCATTTTTCCTCCTCCACATACATCATATTCCGCCATACAATCACATTCTCCGGTACGCGGTGATACCGGTTCGTGTAATCCTGGATAACCCTCGCTTCATCCGCCTCATTCTTGACAATATACACGCGGGCATATACAGGGCGTTCATTGGCATTGTCATTGGTAAGGCGCGTGATGGTTGTCATGTCCAAGCCCTTACTTTTGCGTTCGGATATTTTTTACACGCCTTTAGAACTTCCTCAACGAAAGGTACAAAATCGTCATAAGTACACCACCCGTTTGGAGAATCAAATTCCTTGTATTTATCAGGATTGCTTTTTAACAACTCCAATCCCATTTTTAACGGCTCAATCAGATCTTTTGCGCTTAAATCCCCGATGGAATCTGGATGCCACAAGAAAGTATATATTCCCACTTCTTCAGCCATCTTTCCAAGATTGTGTGTAATACTCGCCGTATACGCATTTGCATTTTCGCCCGTATCATAGTCAACATATTCTAATTTAAAATCCAAACTCATTCCTCAACTTCCTTTCTCGGCTTCTGCTTTAGCAGCTTGTTATAGTCGTCATAATTAACCCGGTGAAAACGATGATCGAGAATTATTTTTCATCTCCAACATCGTTTCAAAAAGATATTCCTTCTTCAGGTCTCCATCATAGAAATAAGCCACCTCATACTCGCTGCCATATTGCCCGGTAAATAGACCAATCACATATCCGTTTACTTTGAGTTCTTTTATCATCACCAGATCGCCAAGCGAAAAACTATACTCGATAGTTGTCATTTGTATCCTATATTCCTCTGATTGATACGGACGGTTCGCCAATCTTCTTGAATTGCGCGACCTCTGGATGCGCAGCGGCATAACCATCGAGAGCTTTGGTATCCCATGATACGCGCCCCTTGTTGTAAACCGCCATGAGATACTGACCCTTTACCGTCTCTCCGGCAGACAATACCTCACTCTTAACTTCGCCGGTAAGTCGCTCAATTTCTTCGGCAAGGTGATTATCTTTTGCAAATTCAGCCTCGATGTCAGCGATCTTTGCTTTGATTTCGGGCGTGAGGATCTGGTCAATAAGTTTTTCCTTTTCCATTTCTTTTGCGCGCTGCGCAATTTCTAGCTCCGTGATCTTGTCTAATTTTTCCTTTGTGTTCATGTCTCCTCTTTTCCTTTCTCAAAATTGGTTATTTGCCGCATAACAGATCAAGCTGTCTCATTGTTGTCGCCTTTAAGCGCGTCGTACTTTTCCAGCAAGCGGTTGAATTCCACGCGATCAAAAGATTTCTGAATTTCACCCCCTTCGCTTATTTCTTGTACATCCGCCAGTTCGCGCTCTGCTTTCTCGGCACGGTCACGAAGCGCATCCTCTATGGGACGGATGTTCCAGTTATTTGCCACAATATTATTTGCATTTCCGGCATCAACTAGAAACGAGAATACTTTCCCAGATGCGCCACAATGCTCGTTTTTGCATTCTACCCACCTAAACATCCCATCAACTTCAATTTCTGCTTTGCCCCCGCAAAACGGGCATGGTTTCAATTCTACGGTTTCTTTGTTCATTTTTCCTCCGGCAATTCAGGGCGATACATCCAATATTCTGCGCCAGGCATGAACCCATCATATATTTCGTCTTTTATTAGTGTTATGACACGGTCGTTGTACCCCGGCAATTTCTCACTCACTGGTATCCATCGAGTGCGTTCATGAAGCACATTAAGTTCCTCAAGTATTTCATCAAGATGAGCCGCCGCCGTCTGAATATCGCGGTTGACCTGGTCAAGAGCATGATTCTCTTCTTTTAGACGAGAAAGCTCAGCCAGCGCATCGTCGCGTTGCCTTCGATACATTTCGATATCTGTATCAGCAGGAAATGGCTCAAACCAGATTTCATGCTTGTTGCCGCGAATTGCGCTAACCATTTTTATTTCCGTTGGGTTAAGTCCAGTGCGCTTGGCAAATGCAGCAGCAAATTCCTCTACGTATTGCGCCATGTTTTCACTTACCTTCTTTACAAGATCCATCATTTCGCTCATTTACCAGCCTGCACTCTCTTTGTAAATCACCATCATACCGGCTAGATCGACCCTCTTCCATAGGAACTCGCCCTTATAAACAGCAGCCCACGGCATCAATCCCATTACCCCGTTTTCCCCATAAGCCACAATCCTGGTCACGCCGCCCTCACCAACACGAATCGTCAGTGTGTTACCCACAATAGCCTCAATGGGTCGGTCGTCGTATATAAGTTGTTCAATATCTTTAGTCATTGCATTTTTCTTTCAGCCGTGTTGTTAGATTCATCTATTGTGGCCTTGTGGTATTGATAATTCTTCGTAACAGGTATCGCACCATATATTTCTTTGATTCCAGTGTAAATTCTTTCATCACTTTCCGTAGCCATGTAGTCGCTTACCGTTACCCATCCATAGTAACCTCTTTTTCCTTTCCCTAGTGAATCTATAATCAGCATATCAAAATCATCTTCTGCAGTCATCAGCACATCGGTTACCATGAATGCATGATAATATGCAACTTTTCCTTCGTTATTGATTCCTCCCGTTACGATCAGGACTCCTCCATCATCAATTACGTCTTTCATTTGCTCTACAACCTGGCTGATATCTGATTTTTTTAGTGGGTCGTACCATGTAGAATCATTTGATCCATAAATCAGAGACATGTTCAATAATCCAGTATCTTTTCCAATCCGGTCTGCCATCCAATAAATGGAGGTATAAGACATCATCCCATTCGGATCAATGATCGCTGGATTATTCTTATAGGCTAAAACCATATTGCCTGATTCATCAATAAAATACTCGACTAGATCAACTACCTTCAAACCAGAGCGGTCTCCTGACTTTTTGATACTCATGAAGTCAAGAACATTCAGGATAGTCGTTTCCCCGCAGAAGTTCCATCTTATATCATTGTCAGAAAAGTAGTCATCCAGGGTAGGATGGAAAGGTTTTTCATACTCATTTTCATCCATTTGCTTATGGTAGTCAAATTCTTCATACATAGTACTGTCGTAAAGGACCTTGTCGTCGATAGGAATAATCAGACTACTTCCCAGAAACAATAATGCAATCTTCAATAGGAGCATGTTTCCCTACTTATTTGTACTCTGCTCTGGTAACCCAGACAGCTAGAGGAATGAATCCAAAAAGGAATATTCCTCTCCACCAGGTGATCTTGCGTTGTTCTGTCGCAAGTGGATCATGAACTTTCTTGATAGTAGCCCAAGCATATATAACAATCATCTTTCATTCCCTTTCAGCAATAGAAAATCAATTCTTTCATTCGCTTGTTGTAACTCTATTGACATTTCGTTGATGGTCTGGTCTTTCCCAGCCAGCAGAGATTCCAGGTTATCAATGTCATCGAGTGCCAGAATGAACGAATCTATGTCTATCATCTCCGCAATTGTGGCGCGGTTGCGCGCCTGTTCACGCAGGGTTTTGCTATAATTTAACGCTCTCATGGCATCCTCCCGCGCAGGTTCTGTATTTCTGTATCAATCCCGCCAAGTTTGTGTGCGATGTTCTGTAACTCAGTGGCGATGGAAATTACGGCATACACCTGCGCCGTCTGCAAGTACAACTCGCTCCCGCCTTTCTCCCAAAATATCAAATCCTCCTTAATCAATGTATTGCGAAAATCAATCAATTCATTCATTTTCCCGCTCCCAATAATGATTTAAGTTCCTGCATACCATCAATATATCGCCTGCTTGTCTCCTTAACTTCAGGCAGCATCCGCGCCTCTTCTTCCGCCCTTGATAATAAGGATTCGTAAATCTTGAAAAAATGAGCGCGGTCAGCCACAATGTTTTCTGATTCGACAAGGTTATGATAACCAATAATCTGTACCGCCTTTTCTACGAGCGGATGTGAATACTCAGGTTGCCTTCCTGAGGTATATCTATAATAATCACCGCACCGCTTTACTTGCTTCATCGCGTCTTCCCACGCCTCATAAGCCGATGGTATTTGTAACTTTCCAACCATCAACTTGTGAGCCATCTCACGCCATTCTGCAATGGATGGAAAAAACTTTGATTCTGCCATAATTTGTAGTGCGGCGGCTTCGAGTATATCTACTGGTATATCTGCCAATATTTGACTATATAATTTCACAGAATTAGGCGATAATTCATAGCGCGGATAAGCATGCGCCATGACACCCATAATTTTTGAAACACTATTTGAAGATGTCATTGTCAGCTCCTTCGGTTTCCATTTCTGCCATTGCCTGCATGATCGCTGCTTTGCTCTTTTCGAGCGTGGTCATTGGTTTTTGTGTGCGCTTTGACATGCAAACGCTTATCGGATTTACCAGCGATGAATAATGCCGGAGTTTCACACCCTGATTTTTCAGCCACTCAAAACCAGCGAGTATATCCTGCTCAGTTGGATTAAGTGCTTCTATTTCTGAAATGGCATCAATGTCAGCCTGGTTATTTGGCATTATCCCCGTGATAGATTCGATCAATTTTTGCATTGGTGAAATTTGTGTATCTTTATATATTATCTGACTTCTGATATCTGTATTCTTAATTATATGAAGGGGTGATAATGTACTATCAAGCATATTATCACGAATGTTATCAGGCATATTATCAGGTATATTATCAGGCATCCCTTCTGTGTTTGATAACTGGTTGTCAGGGATGTTATCACGAATGTTATCAGGAATATCATCTGGATTGCTGTCTGGGTCACCTGTTTTAGAGCGCGGATCAGCCCATTTTCTTATTGTCAATTCAGACCAACGACCATGCCCGACAAAATCAATATATTTTCCTGTAAGTTTTTTCCTTTGATTTCTTATTGTCCCGATATAAATGCCCAATTCATCTGCGGCTTGCTGATCTCTCCAGTCATATATTTTTCCGGTTTCCCAGTCGGCGCGATCTAAAATATAAAGATAAAGCCAAATAGCCTCGCCAATTTTATTTACATGCTCAGGGGATAATATTCCTCTCTTAACTTTTACGAATGTTTTTCTGGACATTTATTTTTCCCTTATGAATTTTGCTATGACATGAACGGCAAACCCAAATAACATCAAGTGGCTTATTGTAATTCTCATGATGAGCAACGATCATTGCTTGTTTATATTTTAAGAAAAAGGGTTTATCTTTCCAGGCATCAATATGCCATTCGCCATTTGAAAAAATCTTTCCGCAGATTTCACATCTATTTGGGCGTTTTAATATGTTACTGCTTATAGCGTATTGAACTTTAGATTGAGCTACTTTTTGTAAATCCATTTCATATCCTTTAACGCAAGCAGTCCGTCTCACGCGCCATGCTTCTTGTCACAGATAGTCGGGTTTCGTGAGGCGGACTGGTTGCCGTAAAACTATTAAGTTTTGCGATGCGTTGCCTATATAAGACAAAAACCCGGCATCCGTGACACGTCCAATCATACCACAATCGCCGCAGCCTGTCAAGATCACAACAGCCTCCCCTGTCCAGGTAGAGGGTTCAGCACTTCTGAGCCGTACAGCCGATTAATCTTAATCTTATAGGCGTGAATTTTCTGCAACGTGCTCATTGCCTGACTTTCCTCTTCGCCAATGAACTGCACATGTTTCTGAATGTCCTCGTCACTGGATCCGTTCATAAACAGCCCGCCATCCGTGCGGTCTGAGCAGATCACAACCTCATTAGTAATATCACTGTTGATATCACTTATTACCGCACGGAGTTTTCTACGGTTGTTATCCGTATCCCTCCCATAGATATGAGCCGTCAAGCTACCGTATGAAATCCGGTTTGCCGAACCAATATGGCGTAGCATAACCGCCTTTACCGTCTGTAATACTTGAGGATCAATTTCAGGCTTCATCTCCTGCTCCGTTTCCCACCCTCATCCCGGTCATGTTTCCCCCGCGCTTATCAGGCATTGACCGGGATTCCAGGAGGAGAAATCAGGCGGCATCCATTGCGCGCGCCTGCAAAATTGTTTTGATCGCTTCCATCTTGCGGATATGATCCTCGGTTTTGTTTTCCAGCTTGCTCATTGTGTTGAACATGTGAGTAAGTTTATCGGTCGGAATATCGCCGTATTTTTCGCCCTTGCTATTCACCTCTGTCTCTGCTAATTCAAGGCTCATTTTCGATTCGCCGTCAAATGGCACTGGCGTTAGATCAAGCTCCGGCGTTTTTGCTTTTTTCGCTTCTTTGGTCGGCTCTGTTTCTTGTTCGTGCATCTCTGCAAACTCGGCATCAACAAAATCCTCAATGTCCTGGGTAAAATAGTCCGAGGCGTTGGTGGCAATAAGTACCGCCGCGATCAACGCCCGCTTCTGAGCCATCTTATCGATGGTGTTCACCTGATCAAAGATGTCAGGATTCTTTATCTTCCCGGTTTCCTGCCCGGTGATTTGCGGATCATTGGCATCAAATTTTGCCCCGCAACCGCCTTTTTTGGCAAAGCATATCCAGCCACCACCATATTCAGCCTTTCCCTTGATGATTGTTTCCTTGCCGCAAACAGGGCATTTGCGGTTAGCGTTACGATAGCGATATTTCGATTCCCAAGAATTACATGAGCCGCATCCCTCGCCAATCAATTCTCCCGCGCGATATAATTGGCATTTGTAATCCCGCAGGAAAAATGGTTCTCCGCCGCGACTTTCTCCTGTCCAATCATCAATTCTCTCATTGACCGTAAAGACGGGTCGCAGACCAAAGAATGATGCAAGTTTTTCTGCGCCGGGTTTAAGAAGAGTCGGTTTATCTGATGTACCGGGGATTATGCCATAATCCACCTTCGGTTTGAGAATGCCATCAACAAATTCCTTCATTGCCTGGTAGCGCATAAGCGCATCCTTCACGGTTACAGCCGGTGCAATATAACTTCCCTGTTGTACTTGAATTGCATAATCCTGTTTCTGTTCAGTCATTTTTCTCTCCTCGCTTTCTCAAATTAAATTTAGTCAATTGAATCCCAGCCAAGACCAAAATTAACTGATCCACAATCTGGGCATACAAGATATTCACCTTCGTCTATGGCATGTTCATGCAGACACCAATATTGATGTCGCAGTTTAGATTCTTTTTTCATCGCTGGTATGATATAAGTATCCTCAAAATTGTTGTACGCATCTTCATTTTCTGCCGTCTTTACACCATAAGCCTGCGTGCGCTCCTCCATACGCAAGCCAACTTCAAAACAAGCCGCTTCATATTTTTCTTTGAGGATAGGGTTTGTTTTGTCAATTTTGTCGTGCCAGTTACCAACCCTGCGATCATGCCTTTCGCGTTGTTTCAGCGCATATTCGTTGTACATAATCACTCCTTAAGTACTCCTAATTTTTCGAGCACCAATCCCACTATTGATCCAACGAATAGCAGGCACCAACCGAATACTGCTACGCCCATCTATCAGTCCTCCTCTTCTCTGATTTTGTTTTCCTTACGCGCCTCTCTCAATAGCTCCAATGCGCGATCATCTAGGACAATTTGACCATCTTTTATCTTGCCAATGACCGGGATGGATGCAATCAGCCGCCTTATCACTTCGGAAACCGTTATTCCTTCATACTCAGCGGCTGTATCTAATAGAGCCTTTAATTCCGGCTCCATCCTTACTGGAACATATATAGTTTTTACCTTTTGTTTGACCATAAGCCTCCTTTGTTTTATCTACTATGATATTACCACCCCGTGTTACGCTTGTCAATAGATATTTTTCATTTTCGGGAAATTTTAAGATTTCTTTTCTTAAGAAAATCATGGCATAAAACCGCACAATCTTAAGAAAACTTGTGATATATGCTTTGAAGTGTATTCCCCAGGATACAAAATAAGCAATTTTGTAAAACAGCAATTTACAAAATATTCTGTTTTCTGTAAAAAATGGTATAATTATATTCGGTATCCGCCCTGGCGTTATGACCGATGCCGGGCATGTATCCGCAAGCCACCCTGGATCAGGGTGGCTTTTGATTAGCATGCATCTAGTTTATAATAATCACAATTTGAAAACAGGATTATGATAAGCAGGATTACCTAAAATTTAGGTTATGACTATGGTGATTTTAGGTGATATGACCTTTAGGTGATATGACCTAATTTATAGGTGATCCGGTCTAATTCATAGGCGAATCATCTATAAGCACAGGTTATAGACTGAGCGTCAATAGTATGAATAATTGTATCATTTGGCGTTTTGTTTATATTTAATACACGATGCTTCTCTCATGTACTAAATATGCCAAATTTAATACATGATATTTGTGTCGTATTGCGGTTTGTTTACATTAATAGGCATATAATTTTGTATACAAGATTTCCGCGATGTATATAACTAAAGCCACTTTGTATACATTTTTATGTACATTAATGAATACGTCGGCGCTGATAACATAAACAAAATCAGCGTGTTTGTAAATCAATCGTAAAATCGATGTTTTATATAGGCAACTTCTGTTTTTTGTCTATTATGGTATATCGTTGGTATATTAGAAAAAGCTAGGATTTACAACATATAACTTGATATATATCTGATTGACTGACATGAAGATGCAATATATTATCAATATTGATAATATATTGCATCTTATTATCAATGCGTTGATTGTTTTGATAATAAACTTTCAAAACTCCGTAACGGGTCAGTTTTATATTAATAATGACCAGTTCCGAAATCTCGGAGTTTGTCTCCGAAAACACAAGCTCCCCCGCCGAGACGCTATGCGACTCGTTGGGGGAGCTTTTGACATGCCGCTTGCTTTCCTTCCGGCATAACCGGATCGCCCACCGAGAACCATGCCCGGTAGCAAGCCAGGGGGATGTGGTCTGGGTTCGTCATCCCAACCGCATGGGCTTTTCTGTTTAGGCATGTCTGACGACTTCGCGCGTCAGGTTTTGCACCTGATTCTGTGAGAGCTAAAATGAACTCACATATGTGTTTTTTTCCCGCGCCGCCCAGTTCCACCTCTGGTTTGGAGAGCTTTTATTCTGTGTGTCCT